CTATTCTCAATTGTGTCGTCAACTTCTGCTTTAAATGTATCGTATAGCGACTCTTGAAGATATCTAGCATAAGCAATCGGGTACATTATCAACCTCCATACTGCAACCAAGGAAGTATTTAAATTCTTTACTACGGTATTTGCTAATAATTTAAAATTCTCATAAGTATATAGAGTCTGCCAATTTTCAGGATTTGGCAATAGATTATCTAAATCTGTGTTTGTCTCCTTGCTTGCTGTGAGTTCGTTATATATAGTTTGTAATGATCTGCCCATTATCTGATATTTTTGTATTGTGAATTACATGCCGACATTCTTCCCTTTGAATCAGAATATTTCGCCATCATGGATGTATCAGACATATATCTTTTAGTAAATTCTTTTTTGGTTTCGCCTTTATTTAATGTTGGCTCTTTAGGTTCATTATACATTGCTGATAATTCCGGCACACTTGATGCTTTTAATGCTTTAGCCATTTTAACAGCTTGCTCTTGAGGGTCTACTTTTTCATCAAGTGTAAAACCTAACTTTTCTCCCACCTCTATTGCATCCATTTTAAATGTAGGTGATAGTATTCTAACTGCTTCTAATTTCTGATCGTAACTTACTTTGTCCTCGTTAACCCATTGAAACTTATATCCGGTCATGTTAAGACCGTACTTAATCATTCGCGGTATAAGCTGGTTGTTAATTATGAATTTAATCTTTCTTAATTGTGATTTACCTTTCGCTTCAAAAAGTCTTTCACCTATTTCAGCAGAGCCTACAAAACTTTTCTCACTCATTAAAGAGTCTGACCCTAATAAAGCTCTGCTCATTTCTGAGTTGGAGTAATTCATCGCATCAAGAAATATCTGATTACCTGATGAACTTTTGCCCTCTACAAACGTAAGCTCATCATCTGGATGCATGGAAGCCCAAAGATTATTACCCATATTTTTAAGCATAAACTCCATGTTCTTTCTCCTTAATGGGTCATCAATATCTGTTTTACCTACTCGTGTAGGTAGTCCGAATATTTCACCGTACCGCCATAAGTAAATAAGCATATGCTTCTTGCCTAATGCATGAGAGGCTATTCTGTCAAATAATCCTAATTCTATATCTGATTTTATTAAAATATAATAAGGGTCGTAGTTAAGGTTTAGAACGCTCCAACCATCAACTCCGTCTTGGTAAGCTCCTATTGAGTAAATATTGGATTTTATAAAATCAAATTGAGGTATAATATATTCTCGCTTTACTTGCTTTATATTAATAAATGAACCATCCACCATATCGCCTAATTGAACCATAGTGAAAGGATAGAAGAATGTCTCGGTACACATATCAAGAAACTTAAAGAACCATTCTTGCTCGAATATTTCTTGTTTTTCTTCATTAACTTTACCACTGCTATCTACTATTTCAAATTCAGTAGCTTTTATCTTATCCTTTGTTACCTCAATTACTCCGGTTAGAAATGAATCTACTATAATATCATCATACACCCTAATAAGGTCAACCCAATCAGGTAAATCTACATCAATCGCTAGTAGTCTTGCTTGTTGCCAATCTTGTACATCTTGCTTTGTAGCTTCTAAATTGTCGCGGTTTATTTCATCTAAAAAATCAGCTTTATTAGGCATGTTTTTTGAATGTTCAGCCACTAGCCTTTTTATGTCAACATGATTTTTCCATAAGTCTTTTCTTGCTTCTGCATCCATGTTAGAAATCCCAATTTTTTTGTGTGCTCGAACTGTATGTTATCTCGTGACCTTCTTCTTCGCCATCATCATCTAATTGAACTGGTAAAATTACTGTTCTAGTACCTCTCTGATAGGCTTTAAGATCATCTATAGAATCATCATGCTTATTATTAATTATGTCTGGATAAGTTCGAGGGTTACCACCTGAAAACAATTCGTAAATAGTGAGCCATGAACATATTTTAACTATAGCCATATCCCTAATATCTCCACTTGTCCAGTATGTTGTATTTTCTGGGTAGAAACCTGTAGTGGCTTGCGCTGCTGAATAGTAAGTGTTATTATTTACTACAAACTCCCAATATGCTGCTTCTGTTGCTGGATTTTGACCTAAATTAGAGCCTTGTAGTGATTTATATATCTTACCCTCATAACTTATCCTATCATCAATAGCGTAAGTAGTAGTTATTACCCATACTGTTTCCGAATATTGAATTAAAGCCCCTATAGCGTAAGTAGTAGCTGTAGAAAACTCTAACACATCGAAAAATATCTGCGTGGGGTCGTAGCGATGTTGTATGTAGCTTTTAATTTCGCTTACACTTTGCTCTACGAGTTCACTTAAATTATTTGTAACATTTAGCAATTTATCAACTGCTGAATCTTTGTAAACTCGCTTTAAATCATATTCATTTAGAAAAGCCATTTGTATAAATGTTTTAGCAAAGTTAATATATTGTAATTAAAAACACAACTTAAAAGGTTCTATTTGTTATTTTACCCCCAATTGTGAAGGGTTCTTTTGGCATATCTCTACGCTTGAACTTATTAAAACTTTCTTTAAAACACTCCACTATAAAATCTTTTTTTGTATCGCTAAAGTGTCCAAACTCTTCGTAACTTGCTTTAGTTTTAGGGTCTGATACTTTCTTTTTAAGCATGTTTCCATTTTCATCTTTCTTAATCTTTATATAGTTTGTTATGCTATCTTTACATGTTTTATTTATGCTTATACTAAGTCCATCGTAATTACTAGAATATATTGAATTTATAAATTCTCCACACATCGCAGGAGATTGATTTTTAGATGGCATTTTTTTCCTTATAACAAATAATTTTCTAACTTGTGCTAAATACTTTTCTATAAATGACTTTTTATCTTCATCTATAGTACTTCTATTTTGTGTTGACGCATCACCATACACATAAACAACATCATCATATCCTATTGATTTTGCATATTTAACAAATTGCTTTGCCGCTCCTATTGTAGAATTATATGGTTCTCTGCATGGTATTTCATGTATTTGCTTTATATATTTATCGTCTATTTGCCATATACTCAGTGCTATGTAAGGTAATACATTATTATCAATACTGATATGTAATACTGAATCTGAAATCTCTAATGCATGAACATGTTTTTCTGTATTAAATGAGTTCCAGAATTCACCCCCCACTTGTATAGGTCTAGGGTCTTGCTGATATTGAGAATGAAATACATACGGGTTTATATTCATTAAATGAAGTAAACTATCTGTAGAGTATTTCATTTCCCATAGCGACGTATTATCTTCTTTTAGAGCTGGTAATACTAAATGCTCCCACACTCCGGGTTCTTTTTTGAGTAAATATCCTGTTAGATCATCTTCGTGTAGTCTTTGCATTACTATTATAATTGGGGTCTTCTCGCTATTAAGCCTACTCCTAAGTGTATTATCAAACCTTTCATTTATAAACGCTCTCTTTACTGGGCTTAGTGCGTCTTCCGGCTTCATGGGGTCATCCAAAATTATCGCACCTGAAAATATATCACTATCTATTGACCCAGCGCCAAAGCCTGTAATTTGACCACCTGTAGAAGTAGCATAAACACCGCCTCCATCTTCTGTGTACCATTTACTTTTAGAATCTGAATCTTTTTTTGTTTTTAATCCAAATATCTTATGAAATGTTTGTGACTTAACAATATCTCTTACAGCCTCTGAATTGTCTAAAGCTAGTTTTTCAGAATATGACGTGTGTATAAATTTTGATTTTGAATTAAACGCTAATCCAATAGCCATAAGCATTTTTACTACTAACTCAGTTTTCCCAAATCTAGGAGCAACGTTTATTATTAACCTATTAGTTTCTAATGTTAATACTTTCTTTAACGCTTCTGCTATTTTGTAATGATGTTCAGCTACATAATACTCTCTAAGATATTCTAATTTATAATAATATTGCGTAAACAATAAAGGGTCACTAAGTAATCTTATTATAAAATCCTTATCTGCCATTCTTTAGATTATCAAGTATCTTATGCCTATCTTCTTTTGTAACCTCTGTATTTAGATTTATATTAGTGTTTTCTTGCTTTACTTTACCATAATATCTATCTAGTAACTCCTGTATTGCTTTTACGTTGCCTTTCTTCGCTTGTGTAAATAACGCTTGAATTACTACTTCCATGCCTTCACTGCCTAAATCTTCTATTAATTCCTTTAGGTCAGGAAAAGCTTGTTTACCCTTCTTACATCTTCTAGGGTCGTCACCTTTTTTAAAGGGCTTTAAGTGCTTATTTTGAGGTCTTTCTGACACAGTATTTACACAGTATATTATTATTCAAATCTTAGTTTCGATTCCCATTCAGTACATGTACCGTTAGGGCTTACTTCGTTATCATATCTTTCACTTCCTAAGTTATCACATTTCTTTTTATTAGATATGCAATTTCTACATGTTTCTAGTTGATCTCTCATTTTGCTCTAGTTATTTTAAAAGGCGATAGATTTGCATCTTTTTTCAGAAGTTTCAACTCTTCTGTATATTTATTTAAAACCTTTAGTAAATCAATCTGCCTATCAAGCATTTCTTCATATTCTTTAATAGCTTCCCTATATAAAGTTATGTATTGTTTAATCGATTTTATATAATAAATTATTTTCATACTAATTATATCTAGTTGATTATTTTACCCTAGTTATTTTAAAAGGCGATAGATTTACATCTTTTTTCAGAAGTTTCAACTCTTCTGTATATTTATTTACGCAAGTTAAATGATAATTAAGG